TAATTTTGGCATTAACAAACCTTGTGTTGGCGCACTCTGATCATTGTTCAGAGGAACTGTCATGTTAGTTAATGATGATGTTGCCATTGTTTAATCTCCTATATACTTTATTTAGCTTAATTTTATAACCAAATTAAGCGGCAGCCTGGGCAGCAATAGCACCTGTATTCTCAATACGCATTGGAATATAGATAAACTCAACTGCTTTGACTGGCTCAATAGCAATATCAACCCATAATTGATTAGCATCAATAGTAGTTGGTGTATTGTTTGTATTGTCGCAAACTACCAAATAGTCATATAAACCGCGTTTTGCTACTAGATCAATCATTAAACTTGTAATTGAGTTAGTAATCTGTTGACGTGTAATAGTATCATTTGGTTCAAACAAATACTGTTTGCCAATAGTTTCTAAACGTGTACGGATAAATGCTACCAAACGAGCTACGTTAATACGATCTAATGCTGTAGCTGTGGCCTGTAGTGTCTTGTTACCAAAGTTAGTAATGCCAACACCTGGGACAAAGGTAATTGGATTAATATTGTTTGTATACAAAACATCGCGTAGACTTTGGCCAACACCCAATGGTTGGAATACGCCTGTTGCGGCTTCTACATAACCAATTTGTGTAGCATTATCTACAACTCCGCGGCGTGTACCAGCTGGAGCCAACCATGGATAAGCAACAGAGTCGCTACGAATAATTGTGCGAATCATCATGTGACTTGGATAGGTAACTACTAAATTACCAGTCAAGTCTGTTGTTTGGCATGATGGATAGAACGCACCAGCGTAGGAACTATTAGTTTGTAATCCATCAGCTGTTGGTAAGCCTAATCCGTTATTATTGGTGGCCCACTCAGTCACATTGGCTGGAGTTAAACGCAGTGGTGTGTCAACAATAACAAATGCTGTATCGCCACGTTGGTCGTTCAATGCTGCCAAGTCTGGCGCCAACTCAGGATATCCTGGGCAGGCAATCAAATTGAATTGATTTTGTTCTTCAAGAACTGATGTGTTGGTGTTGAGTGTAGCACGTAAACTTTCAACAATGATAGCACGTTGAGCTTGACGGCCCATGTATGGCGAGCCGTTAGGACGGTTGCCACTTGCGGTTACCCATGTATCTGTGTACTCTAATAATGTCCAGTAACCTGTTGTGCTTGTTGGATTTTGGCCTACGTTGGCGCCGTTGCCTGGAGTCACATCCCATACATAAATGTTGTTGTCTGAACCCATTACATACTGACCTTGAACATAGGTAGTTGTTGATACCCACTCATATACTGGATATGTAGTTTGGTTGAAGTAGTTGTTTTGGAATGTTTTAACATTAAAGCCAGAACGACGTGTGTTCCATAACAAAATACCATTTGGATAAAGTTCTGGATTTGGAGCATCAATGTCAACATAGTTACTGGTTAACAAACTTGCGATTGTTGGCAAGGCATCAGCTACAGGATCTGTAGTACCATTGCTGGCCCAGCGAGCATCAGCAAATACAACACCCTGACTTTGTGTTTGATCAGTGTTGTCAATTTGAACCCACTGATCTTGACCATTTACCTGTTGCCAACGCCATAGGCTTGGATAGTTTTCTAAATCGCTGGTATTGACCCACAGATCGCCATAGACTAATGGACTGGCTGCTGAGTTAGTTTGTGTAGTAGGAGCTGTAGCACTAATAATAGGACCGGTAGCGTTGGTTTGTGTTAAATTGTAACCGCGAGCATCGCTAGATACTGTCTGATAACCACACCATTGCCCGTTGTTTTGTACCATGATATCAGCTTGAGTAGCATCACTGTAATACCAATAGGTACCTGAAGCTGGATTTTGATCTGGAGCAACATTGCTAGCAGAGTACATAAACAATGGCTGGCTTACCCAGTTACTCAATGTAACGCCATCGACCGCTCCCTGATAATAGTGAGTTTTAACTAATGGAGTTCCACCGTTTGTAGTTTGTGCTGTAAATCCAGCTGTGGTGATTGGGCCTTCGCCGCTGGTGGCCGGAGTCAGGTAAATGTCTCCGCCTTGTGAGTGTGTAAACACAATGTTGCCAGCACTATTAATAGTGGCAGAAACATAAGGAACAGCTGCAGCAGATACAGCGGCAACAAAATCAGCGGCTGTTGTACCGTTAATTGTGGCCAGTGTTCTATCTGCTGTTGAGCTGGTACCTGCTTGTGTGCCAGCAATGTAGAATGTATTACCACTTACAAATGTTGGATTGGTTGTAGTACCAGTTACAATAGTTGGGCCGGTGGCATAACGTTCCAGTAATAAAAATTCAGAGTATAAAGCATTAGCTGGATCCACTTGAGCGTAAGTAGTGCCAACGGCAATATTTTGACCGCCGCCGGTGGCATCAAGATCATAAATTGCTGCGGCATCATTTAAATATACTGGGCAGGCCTGCGCAACAAATACACCAAGGGTACTATTAAATTTCTTAACAACTAAATTAGTGCCCAGGTTTACATTGTTGGTTTTTTGCCAGATAGAGCCTGTTGGAGCTCCGCCAGCTGGATCTGTACTAAATGTATTCCAGTTTGGAACTGTGTAGCTTGGACTTGGCTGATACTGTGGAGCATAATATGAGCCAGTAGCGATGCCTAAATCTGTTAATACTGTGCCTGATCCACTGAGAATGGTAATTATACCAGTACCAGTGGCCGCTATTGAATTACAAAAAATGTTTAGGGCATTGTTAATATCTGCGGCTCCTACTCCAGATGTTTGTACACCACCAAACGCAGCAAAAATTGCGTCACTAACACCTCGTACTGTGTTGTTTGGTGAGTTAGGAACTGTAATTGTCACGCCATTAATACGGAATGTATCGCCGGCAGTTAATGTAGTTGGAGTGTTACTACCTTGAATTGTGGGCCAAGCAGATTGCCATGGGTTGTCACCAACTAGCAACCATTGATTGTACAATTCAGACAAGGATGTATCATCAGTTTGTGCTGATGTTGCTGCTCCGCCTTTGAAATAGGTTGGGTTAAGTGTGCTAGTGGCCACAACAGCATATTGACCAATACTACCATACGTTTGTAATGGAACTGTGGTGCCTGTTTGCAAATAAGCAGAATCAGTAATTACCAATGGCACTTCGTTAGTAAACTGCATGGTGGATTGATTCCATTGGAACAAGCCCCATTGTGTGGTAGCGGTATCTAACCAGTAGGTTCCATTTGGTGGCGTACCTGTTGGGCGATTCAAACTGGCTGTAAGGGCAGCCAAGTCAATGTCGGCACGTAATACCCAGCACTGATTGGTTACACCAAGAGCAGAATAGGCGGCCAATAAGCCGTATTCGTTGAGTTCGTAGCCGTTGATTTCAGTACCATTGGTTGTTTTGTAGAAGAATGGCACACCATAAGTGTTAGACAAATCACGTTGACTTGTCATCAAGTAAAGTTTGTTAGCTGTGGCTGCTGTGGTACCTGGAGCGACGCCTGTAGCATCACCAGCTACCTTGTTAGCGGCTGTCGCCAGCAAAACAAACGGAACGGAATTGGTAGCGGCTGGTAAGTATTGACTTTGGTCAACTACTGTGACTTGTACGCCTGGTGATAGTAATGATGTGGCCATTGTAAAAATCCTTTTTAAATTAATATACAATATTTAGTTAATAACTAAAAAGAATGGGGTATTGGCACCCTATATTATAGGTTCGCTTCGCTAAATACCGTATGAGACCCATATGCCCAGCTTGTAATCAAAGACCACGTGCTGTAGCTTATTATCGCGGAGGAAAAATTTACTATCGTAGCCGTTGCGAAACGTGCAATCGTAAAAAACGCAAAATAAAAGCACCTACTCCGCGTTGGCAACTAGATGGCTATAAGAAAAAAACAGTTTGCGACCGTTGTGGATTTAGAGCTAAGTATTCAGCCCAATTGGTAGTCTATCATGTGGACGGAGTTTTGACTAACAGCACCCCTAGAAATTTAAAGACTATTTGTCAAAACTGTATCGTAGAGGTAGATAAAGCTGATCTTCCGTGGCGCCCTGGAGACTTAGCACCAGATCTTTGACCTGCTCATATAAGGGATCAAGGCCATCTGCGTTGTTATCAATAACGGCATCAAAATGAGTGCCAATCCAGGCAGTTTCTGAAGGGTGTATGCCCAGTTGCTTTAACAGTTCTCGATCTGACACAATGCCAGCATTGGCCCCTAGAGCAGTTTCATACCAGTCAGGTTCAGGCCCACGCACAACGCGAATTACAACGCCGCCTGCGCGGCGTACTGCCTGTATTTCGTTAGGAAAACGAACGTCAGTAATTACAATATCACTGTGTGCTTTTTGTAGTTTATATTCTAGACTGGCGATCCAGGTATCATCGTGAAAGGCCCGGCGGGCAACTTCTGTACCCCATAGCTGTAAAACCAAGCGAGGAGTTAAGTTTGGCATTGCTAGACGGATGGCCCACCATTCGTCCACGGTTTCTCGCCAGGCTCTAGACTCTTTGGTACGTCCTTCCAGTAGCTCGCGGTCCCAGCCAAATACTGCGGCTACCGCATCTTTAAGGGTAGCGGCAAAACTGTCACGTTTAAACCCGTGTATGTTTTGTAAGTAGTCAGCTATGGTATCTTTGCCTGACCCTTGGAAGCCTGCTATGCCTATAATCATATTTCAAAGTGTGGTAATATAAAATCTAATAGAGGTGCGTTTTTACTATCTTTTAGATCAGAAAACAGCACTGGTATTGTGTTACTGGCCATGTTGTTTCTATTTGTACTTAACAATTTTTTAAAATACTTAGGGAAATCTTGAGTTAATTGTATTCCTATGTTAGGAAATATTGTTTCAACTCGACTAAAGATTTCTGCTTCATCTTGCTGATCATATGTAATTTGTAAAGTTTTGACTGTGTGCCCTGATAAAGCATCATACAATTTAGTCAACTCTTGGTCAGTATAGCAATGTGTTAGTATGATATTGTATTTTGATTTATCTAACTTTTGTGCCAATGGAGAATCAAACAAATTTGCCAAATGTAAATCTGGATGATTATAATATATTTCCTCAGCAAAATGCGGAATCCAGTTATGCCAGATATCGTAATTTTCAATGAATCTCAGTCGAGGGTTTTTTAAACCTTGTATAGAAAATAATTCAGGATAACGAGAATACAGTTGGTGACCTAAATATGCTCCGCGGGTACCAGATACAAAACTAATTAGACAAAATTTAAACATTATCGCATGACCTTGATACCCAAATGTCTAAAAGTCTGTTGTAGCATATCAATTTGGCGACGACAATCTTCGAGCGCATGGTGGCTTGTGGGCGGCTTTGGTAGATCAGGATAAAGCGAATAGATAGTACGAGCATCGCGTATTTTATAATAACGCCAAGGTAGGCTTTTACCATAGCTCTTGTATGCGTGTTCTAAGATGTTCATATCGTAAGTAGGACCGTTGGCCCAGATTATATCATGTTGCCAAGCAATTTTATACAGACTGTCCAAGGCCTGATCTAAAGGTATACGACCTTCTTCCATAAATGCTTCATCCATTGCGGCGCCTTGAGTGGCCCACCACTCTATAGTGTGATCCTCAATGGCACGATTTTCTTGGCTCTCAAGAGTAATGCGAGCATAATATTGACGATCCGCATAGCCTGTACCAAAAGGGTCAAAGCTCTGTGCCGCTATGGTCAGGATAGTGGCGTCAGGGCCGGTGGCAAGGCCTTCAATGTCAATCATTAGGTGTGAACTCATGCTATGATTATAGCAGATATTTTGAAATTTTACAACAGATTTTGGTTAAAATTTAACCAATTACCCAGGTCAATGGTTGTGAACCATCTACATAGTTCTTTAGGTCTTCGATACCTTTTTCCATCAAAGCCAGGCCTTCGGCTTTCATGGCAGTACCATTTAGGCTAGTACCGCCAGTTGGGCCAGTAATAGAAGCAAATTTTTCACGTGCTTCGCCTATGATCACTTTGCAGTTGGCGTACATATAGTTACGAATCCACTGACGGATTTGGAAATCTGACAGCAAATTTACTTCTGGTTTTAGGTTGTAGGTCCATAACAATACTTCTTCGCCTGTGCCTTTTGGATCGCGGATCAGTTGTAATTTTTTGGTAACTTGGTTCCAAGTAAAATTCATATAGGCGCCAAACATACGTCCAGCCAACTTGACATACTGTGAGTAAAAGTCAAAAGTTGACAAGCCACCGGCTACGTTAAAGTTCATTAGATAAACGTTCAGCGATGCTTGGCTAAACGGGTCAAAGTTTGATGCGTAAGGTCCTGTGCTATCGCCAAAAGTACGACGGAAAATTTGACGAACCGTAATAACTTCTTCAGGTAAATCATAAATGTTTACGTTGGCCACTAACTCCATAAAAGTATAAGATTCTTCGTAGGCGTTTTGAGCACGTTGGCGATAAGTGCCAATGGTGTTGCGATAAGCTGATTCGTAATGACTGGCGTCTAGCTCAAGATCAACGATTTCATCAGCTAACTGCAAGCGGACGTATTCGATTAAATCTTGTTTGAGTGTAGCTAGTGTAGTTTGATTTTCAATGGCCATTGTTGATTTCCTTACTGGTATTTAGCTCTTTTTACCTTTGAGTACGGGCCAGATTTTTTTAGTTTCATAACTGCTGGAGCAAAATTTACATTGATCAATGGGATTATCTAATTGGGCAAAAAACTCGTCGGCATATTCTTTGTAATTTTGCATGGTCAGCGGTTGATAAGAGTTAAGCAGCTCGCGATCTTCTGCGGTAATGTCTAGGGTATTTTGCTGGTCAAATTCTGGAAATAGTGCCACCGGTCCGCACTTGTACATTTTACCTCGAATAAAATGATAGGATTTGGTTTGTGCTATAGGGCAGGCTTGGTGAGCCTTGATTGGGTCGCTGTTGTGTAGTGTAAACCGATTATTTTTAACTTGTATTGCGGCCGGAGTGAATTCATTTTCATACATGACATAGACAGTAATGTAGTTTGTATCCACTAACCTGTAGCTATTTTTCCTGTTTTCGTCTGGAATTTTTTTTACAGGTTTGATAAGAAATCGATCAATCTCAGCAAATAACTGTTGCTCGTCATTGGTATTGTGAATACTTAACGAAATAAATGTCATATTCGTTTTGGTCTGGGTAGTACGCAAGGTAGCATACAGGTCAGCAACGTCATTTAATCTATAGCCATTGGTAAGCACCTCAATTAGAGCATCAGGCCATAACTGATGTAGGCCCGTGATCCATTCCTTGATAGTAGGGTTGAGGAGAGTTTCGCCGCCGAGTAATGTAATTCTTTTAAAATCAACTAGCTTGGACCACTCGGCGTAGGTATCTTTGTAGTCTGCCCACGCTTGGAAGCCTTTAAATCGGTAGTTGTTAAATCTATTACAGTTGTCGCAAGTTAAATTGCAAACATTGGTTATGTAGAACTCGACTCGATCAAATGATTTTTTCTGAGTCACCCAATATTTACCAGGCCTTGAGAATGATTAGATTTTCGTTTCCGCGACCGTTCCACTTGGTTTCAGTGGCCTTGATGGCGCCAAATTCTTTACGCATAGCAGGCTTGCCGCCTGACATGACTGCTTTAATTTGTTCAGCTGGTTTGCGTAGAGTTTTTTGTACAGTTTGTGCCGCATCAAACGCAATAACAGCAGATCCTTTAACGGTAAATGTGCCCAGATGTGAGTCTGCTACTACGTGGATCAGTTTGCGTTTGACTGTATCATATAACCAGGCCTCGCTGGCATTTACAAGTTTTGCCGCTGGATCTGATTTGAGTTTTAATTCATCAAATGCCCGCAAATATTTAAATTTGCTGGCTTGTTTTTCTGGGCTGATTACTTTTTTAGCTCTAGGCTTGCGTTCTGTTTTCTTAATAGAAATATAAGATCCGCAATCGCCAATAACAGTTTCACAGAATTTTACACAATTACGAAGTTGTATTTTTGACAGGTGCGAGTATCCCTCAACCAGTTGCTCGTCATTGGCTTCTAATACTTCGTTAAATTCTTGTAGTCGTAAATTCCATACAGCAGTAATATTAGGAATCATCTGTGGGCTAATATTCATACCGCGGATCAAGGCAATAGGTTTGAAGTCTGCTGACATTTTGGCGCCGGCCTGAATAAAATCATCAAACATACCTTCAAGTTCGCCTGCGCACTCTGAAGCTTTTTCGCGAAGATGGTCTTGAATAGTTAATTTTGCTACAGCGGCGTCTGCGTCAACGTCCTCCTGTGCTCGTTTCTTTTCTTGTTTGATTTTAAGCATGGCTGAAATTTGTTCATCAACAATGCACTGTTCATGCTCGTTAAGTACCAGACCAATCAATGTCATACGACATACCCAGGCTGGAGTAACACGAATTTGACTGTCAGGAATGCCACGCATGGTCTTGGCGTCTTTAGAACGACCATTGTGTTCTAAGTAATGGCAAATCATTTCCTTGGCTTCTTTTTTACCGTAATGATAATTATACCATTGGAAGGCATTGGCGAACGCTGACAAACGATTAGTTTCATCAGGTTGAATATGCCACTCTGGTTCAAAACCAACATATTTGGTCTCGGCACCTTTAGGGTTCAGTCTTTTAATTGTGTTTTCGTTTTTAGCCATAGTCTGTAGTGTATATGATAAGTTAGTGGATGTCAACTGATAAGAGCGGCAAAGGTAACCATTTGCTCTAAATTGGA